CGTCTTTGAAGACGGGTTCCTTTCGGTACCAAAAGAAAACCAGGTACTACAGCATTTTTTGAGTCTGCACCCTGACTCAGGCTCTACCTTTTCTGAAGTCAATAAAGAGAAGGACGCTCAGGAGGAGCTAGACCATATGGTTGTCGAGGCGGACGCTTTGGTAGCTGCGCGTAAGATGAGTGTGACGGAGATGGAAATGATTGCTCGGGTGCTCCTAGAGATTGACCCTAGTAAGCTGTCTTCTGCTGAGCTCAAGCGCGATATCTTAATCTTAGCTAAGCGATACCCTTCTGACTTCTTGGAAGCGCTAGAAGACCCCTCTTTGGACCTGTACGGCAAGGTGTCATTAATCCTTGACAAAGGTCTTTTGGGTATGCGTAATAACGGACGCGACATCCACTTTAACTTGAAGACCAATAAGAAGCGTATGATGACGGTTCCTTTTGGTGAAGACCCGAAGTCCGCTATCGCGGCCTACTTGCAGAGCGATGACGGTATCGAGGTCTTGAAGATGCTTGACAAGCAGCTAGAGTAATTTTTTAAAAGACCTATCTTTGGTCTTTATTCATCCATAAACATTTTTTCAAATGGAAAAGTATCTAAGTATCCCCGTAACGAGCAAAGGCAATCAACTCCTTAGCTGTAACGGTATTTTAAGCGTTACCACTGCCAGCGCAACAGCAACTGATGTCGTTATTACATACAAATCAGGAACTACAGCAACTATCACGTCTGCGGCCCAGGTTAATTTTAATATGCGTAATCAAATCCAGAAAGAGCTAGCCCTTGCTTTAGCCACTGGTTGGACCAATGTGTCTCGTGAGGTATCCCCAGTCAAGGCGGTTTCTGGAATCGTAGTAGCTTAATGATTATGGAAAAGTTTTTAACCCTTCCAAACCTGCCCGTAGTAACGGGGGTTGCTGACGGCCCTGACCCTTTGGCTAACGGCACTACTAGTGGCACAGCCGATGGTTTTTTGGTTGATACAGCCGCAACGTTTTTTGATGATGGAGTAGAAGCGGGTGATGTTGTTGTTAATATCACTTCGGGTGCCACTACTACGGTTCTTACTACACCTACCGTAGATGGCGATAATTTAGCTATTGCTAACGCAGAGGTAGGCTTCTTTGAGACAGGCGATGCGTATCGAATTATGCTTGCTGCTGACGCAAATAAACTTGTTGGTTCAGGAACTAGTTTTACAACTGATGTATCACCTGGAGATGTAGTTCTAAATGGGGTTTTTGAAGAAGCTACGGTTGTTACTGTTGACTCTGATACTCAGCTTACGCTTAGCGCTCCTATTATTAGTACTGCACCTGCTGTGCCTGATGCAGACACTTACTATATTTATAGCGAAGGCGACAATGATGGAGATATTTTGCTTCCCATCACAGGAATAGCTGATGTAGAATACGCAACTAGTCTTCTAGAAGCTATTACTTATGTTGATAGAACTGTCGGAGGAAATTTAAATACTATAGCAATAGCTCATACAGCTGATGCTTCTTCTTACGCTTTTCATAACGCTTTAACTAGCGCTATTGTAAACGCGTATGAGCGACAGTGGAAAGACGTATCTATTCCGTTGGTCTTACCTCAAGGTATGCGGATTATAACAATGGCATAACTCTAAGAAAGAGTTTTTCTTTCATAAAAGGGGTCACAAATTGTGGCCCCTTTTTTTGATTTATCTTTGTCAAAAGCGTCCCTATGATAGATTCGGTAAGAAATACAGTATTGTCGATACTGAACAAGAATAATTTCGGGTATCTCTCTCCAGCAGATTTTAATTTATATGCCAAGCAGGCACAGCTCGAGATATTTGACCAGTACTTCTACGACTATAACTACCAGATTAATAAGGAGAATATTCGGCAGTCTGGTACGGGCTATGCTGATATCACAAGAAGCCTCGAGGAAGTTATCGATACTTTTTCTACGGTAGCTAATTTCACTACCAATACGTTTGCTCTTCCAGCCGATTATTTTCTTCTCAATAAACTACTCCCTACAGGAAGCAACTACGAGATGGAGCAGGTATCAAACTCAAAAATTAATTTACTCCTCTCTTCGTACCTGACCGCGCCATCGCTGAGTTTCCCTGCATATGTGCAGAATGGGAATAATGCAACGGCATATCCTAACACTATTACCTCGGGAACAATTCAGTATATCCGCTACCCGCTAGAGCCCAACTGGACGTACTCAACACTTACGGCAGGCGAACCTGTATTTGACCAAGGCCAAGCCGACTACCAAGACTTTGAGTTGCCTGCTGATGACGAGCCTCGATTGGTAAATAAGATTTTACAGTATTCAGGGGTATCAATACGTGAGATGGATGTGGTAAATTATTCACTGGGACAAGAACAGCTAGACGACCAAGCAAGCAAGTAATATGGCATACCTAACTCAATACCAATACTATGAGAACGCTGGAGCTTCACCTGAAGATGCGAACTGGGGTTCATATCAATACGTGAGCCTGCGCGATATCGTCAGCAATTACCAGCTTATGTACAGCGGTAATAACGAGCTGGTCAACGAGAAGTCTCGGTATAAGATTCTGTTTCACGCCAAGCGAGCTATACAAGAGCTGAACTACGACGCATTTAAAGAAATTAAGGTATTGCAGCTTAACGTATCGGACGACCTGCGGTTTATCCTTCCTAGCGACTATGTCAACTGGGTTCGGGTATCTATGTTTAAGAACGGGGTGGTTTTTCCTTTGACTGAAAATATTCAAGTAACTAGCGCTCAGGCTTACCTACAGGATTCCAGCAATCGCATCTTGTTTGACGAGACAGGCGCGGCCCTTAAGCCCGAGTTCTCGCCTATCGATGAGGCCCGCCTCAATAAAACGTTGAAGTCTATGTACCTCAACGAAAACAGTCCGTATAACGGATACGAGGGGTGGTGTATTGATGGATTGTGGTATTTTGACTTTCCTGTAGGGGGCGCTTGGTTTGGACTTAATACAGAGACCGCTAATGCTAACCCTACTTTCCGTATAGACCCTAAAGCTGGCGTCATCAACTTTAGCTCGGTTATGTCGGGCGAAAGCTGCATCCTTGAATATGTAAGCGACGGTATGGAGGGCGGTGATGACTCTTTGATTACAGTCAACAAACTTTTCGAAGACTATGTTTATGCGTATATCTCTTACGCATTGCTGAATTCACATATGGGTACACAGGAGTACGTGGTAAATCGGTCGAAGAAAAATAAATCTGCTTTGCTGCGCAACGCAAAGATTCGTATCAGCAACATACACCCTGGGCGTCTTTTGATGAACTTGCGCGGACAAAATAAGTGGATTAAATAATGGGCAACGTAAAGAGACACTTTATTAAGGGGCGTATGAACAAGAGCGTCGACGAGCGCCTTGTTCCTAATGGAGAGTATATCAACGCGTTGAATGTACGTCTCGGCTCTACGGAAGGCTCTGAGGTAGGCTCTGTAGAGAATTCCAAGGGAAATACTAAGCTTACTACTTTACAGTATAAAGGCGTTGATTTAGATTCCGCTCAGTGTATTGGCTCATTTGAGGACGGTGTCAATGAAACTATTTACTGGTTTATTCACGACGGTTCTAATACCACTTCATCGACTGGAGTGGTAGATATGGTTGTTTCGTATAACACCAATACCGACCTTCTTGTATATCACGTAGTCAGCACTAGCGTGCTTAGCTTTAACCCTACGTTCCTTATCACTGGAGTTAATAAAGTTGAGGACTTATTATTCTTTACCGACGATGTTAACCCGCCGCGTAAAATTAACGTCACGCGCAGCTACCTTGAGCCAACATCAGGGCACGTTGACCAGATTACAGAGGATGATATATCGGTCATTAAGAAGCCACCCCGAAAAGCTCCTACGCTTAAGCTTATCGATGTGCCTGGCGAAGAGAACTATTTAGAGACCAATTTCGTTTCGTTTTCGTATCGATATAAATACATTGACAACGAGTATAGTGCTCTGTCACAGTTTACCGATGTAGCATTTGAAAGCAGCCCCTTTAGCTTAGACCCTGACACTAACTTTAACGACGGTATGCTTAACCGCTACAACACAGCGGTAGTTGGCGTCAACACAGGAGGTTCGGATGTAATTGGAATTGATATATGTTTCAAGCTAGGTAACGACTCCGACGTGAGGGTTATGCAGAAGTATATCAAGCAAGAATCTGGCTGGCCTGATGGCGTAGTACAAACGGTCAACTTTACCAATCAGCAGATATATACACTGTTGCCTTCGTCTGAGATATTGCGTCTCTACGATAACGTGCCTCTTATTGCTCAGGCTCAAACCGTTATGGGCAATCGCTTGATGTATGGTAACTATGAGGACGGATACGATTTAACTACCGCTACGGGAGGGCGCATTGACACCAACTATACGGCGGAACGCATTTCTCAAAACCTTACCACGACTTTAAGTTTAGGCTCACAAAGCGATGGGGTTGACTACACCATAGATACAGCTTCTACGGTTACGGCCACTGACTCCGATGCTTTTATAGACTTTTCTTCTGTTGGTCAAGAGTTAAAACAAGGGGGTGTATTTGGATTTGGATTTACTGTATCTCACCAAGGCTTCTCTGGGTCAGGACAAAGCGTTGACCCTATAACGGTTAACCACCCTACATTTACAATATCGTTTGTTTTTAATCTTCCTCAAGATTACAATAGCGTTTATGAGATGGTTAACAGCCCTGAGTTCCAATCTCAGTTGGGCTCTAATTTATCAGCTAGCTTTCAGCCTGTAGGAAGCTGTGCTAACGGTAGCACTTTTACCGATGTGTACAACTGCTCTATTATATCTCCTTCAGGATACAGCTTAGTAACCACGGGTATTACAAATGGGTCTCAAGGAGTTTTCTTGTCTAGCGACCAAGCTAATGTAGATGAGTTTTCTGTTCAGGTATTGGCCGCTCAGTACAATAATACGGCAGCTTCTAATAATCAGTATTTTGAGTATTTTAAAGTTAGCAACGTAACGTTTTCGTATCAAACCGAGAGCAGCAATAAAAGCCTTCATAGCAATAGAGACTATGAAGTTGGCATTGTCTATATGGACAAATACAAGAGGGCTACTACTACGCTTACGTCTTCTCAAAACACCGTATTTGTTCCGCCTGTCAATAGCGATACTATAAATAAGATTCGAACTACGATACCAATTAATATGACTGCTCCCAGCTGGGCTGACACGTATAAATTTGTATTGAAGCAATCGAGAGGAGCATATGAAACTATATACTCCACGACTTATTACTACGACCCAAGCACCACGTCTTATTGGTTTCGATTGGTAGGTCAAGACCAGGCACTGGTAGAGGCGGGAACGGAGCTTATTGTAAAGACGGACGCTAATGGTACTGTGAGTGATGAAATTAAAGTTACTGTATTAGACAAGGTGTCTCAGCCAACAAATTTCCTTCATCTGCTTCAAAGCTCATCGGATATATTAGAAGTACCAGGTCTCTATATGAGGCTACGTGCGCAAGACTTTAGTATCAACACTAGCGTCAATAATATATGCTACCAGACAGTAATATCTGAAGCGCCAGTTTCTTTTGCAGGTAGTGTGAATTTAAACTCTACAGAAAAAGAAAATTATTCTTATGGTCAGGCAATAGTTAACTACCCTTGCTTTACTACGTCAGGAACTACGTACACTAGAATTTCTATAGCTCAAGGAGCAGTTGTAAGGATAAAGATAAAGTTTAGAAAAGACGACCTTGGTTTGTGTGGAGGAAGCAATGGAGCTCAATTTTGTAGAGTAACAAAAACTTTTACTGCTAGCCAGACATATACTGATATTAAAGCTTTCTGGGATGGTGAAGGGTTGAGTTCAATCATTCCAAACTCTATGAATTGTGACGTAGAGTGCCAAAGTAGCGACGGGCAAAATGAGAATATTTATTACCCTACTCTTTCAAGCACTACTGCTGGGTCTGCCGATTTAATGGTGAACACTCAATTGGGTACAAATCAAATGTTCTTTTATGAGATTTCTGATGACCCTTCATCAGACATTAATAAAAGGCTCTATTTACGCTGTGTAAATGGAACGCGCACGGATTATAATTCGTTTAATACAGCTAATTCTATTGTCAAAGTAGAAATATGCATTCAAGAGCCTGGGAGCCTTGTGGTTTTTGAAACGGTACCCAATGAAATTGCAGACGGAGTATTCTTTGAGGGTAGCGAGAACTATGATATCGTAGGTGGATATCATCAGGGGAATGTAACGAACCAAGACGCTACTACTGAAGGCGTCGTTGATTTAGACTTTTTCAACTGCTATTCATTTGGAAACGGAGTAGAAAGTTATAAGATTGAGGATTCATCTATTGGTCAGTCGTTCGCTTTAGGCGAGAGAACCATACTGGTTTCTTCTCAAGACTTCAAACGTGCAGACCGATTTGCCGACATCACGTACAGTGGCGTTTATAATGACGAGAGCAACGTCAATAAACTCAATGAGTTCAACCTAGGGCTACTAAATTTTAAAACCCTAGAAGATGTATATGGCCCCGTTCAAAAAATGGTGGCTCGCGAAACGGACATATTAGTGTTGCAGGAAGACCGCATCTCTTATGTTCTTACCAATAAAGATGCAATTACTGATGCTGAGGGCGGAAACATCCTGACCGCAGCTCCTTTGATTTTAGGCCAGCAAGTAGCTAGAGTAGAAGAATACGGAATTTCAGCTAACCCTGAGAGTTACGCCGAGTTCGGTATGGACAAATACTTTACCGACGCTAAGCGCGGTGCAGTCATCCAGTTACGTGGCTCTAGTTTCAGTAATGAGCAGCTATCTGTGGTTTCTCAGGCTGGTATGCGCAGCTACTTCAGGGATTTATTCAACGCTAACTTCAATACGCAGAAGCTTGGTGGCTACGACCCATATATGGATGAGTATGTGGTATCATCAAATGAGAACAAGCTTCCTGTTGAGGCGGCCTGTGTAAATTGCGATATTAGCCAAACCATAAACCTGGCAGCGGCAGGGGATACTTCTGAGTTCTGCGTCAATTTAGGCGGCGTGGTAGGCGATGTGGTGATTGAGTGGGCTACTCCAATTTTAGGCTCTGGAGCCACTTTTGATGTGGTTGCCGTTTATGACGGAACAACGTATGATGATTTAGGAAACACAACTTCTGGAAGTATTGTCGTTTCTAAAAACTCTGTCAATCCTAATACCGCATCCATCACTGTTACGGCTAACGGTGGTTCGGTAAGCAACTTAAACTTCACCGTAAACTGTCCTGTAGGAGACGAACTTAAGATTATACAGGTAGCGCTAAACTTAAACTGGCAGGACACCAAGACCATACATAACGAGTTCCGATTTGTAGACGGAACAACTGAAAGCAGCACTTATAGCCAAGGCGTGGTGCTTGGTACAGGGACGGAACCAGTGGTATCGCAATACCAAGAGCTTACGGGATTACAGGGCACTACGGTATTTCCGCCAAACGGCTCTACGGTATATGTTCAGGTAAGGAAGCAATCGGGTGATACATTTAATTATGACCCCACAGCTGATTCATCTAATAAATTACAGTATCTGAGGAGCAACACGCTGTATCCTAATACACAGCAAGGCATATCCGACTTACTGGCGGCTTCCCCAACGACGCTATCGGTTACACCAAGCTCATTGGGTTCCTTACTATACACAGGGCAGTTTACGATGCCTAATAACAGTAATGACTACTTGTATCTTATTTATGATTACAGGTTAGCTCAGGCTGCTGATTTATGCAGTGGAGCCACTGCTGCGGGAGCTTGTTGTAGCTGTGGTGCTCTTACTACGTTTTATTTGAACGGAACTAACCTTTCGTCATCAACAACGGTATATACAGATGAAGGGCTTACCAATCCTGCCCCTAACCAGTTTTATTCTCAAGTAGTAAATGGAAATTCAATTGTTCGGCAGCAGTCAGCTGGCGTCTTAGGTTCCACTACATCTTGCGCTTCGTGCGATAGAAAGTGTACTGACCCTGACCCTGTCCCCGCTCCTGGCACTCCTGCTTTAGTAGCCCGTCGGGCTTATAACATTACATATGACTTAGCCTCTGGGGTTGGTGTAGTCCCTATTCGTTTTACTCCTGGAGGTGGAACGGGGATTTTTGCTACTTACAATAATACGGTTACGAGCGACTCTAGCTCTACTAATATTCTTAATATAGAAAACCCTGCTAACTCTTATTTTCAAGGGCCGTATTACGGTGATGAATTAGTATGTAATCCTACTACAGGGGATAGCGTATTGCCATTATATAACTGGGATGAAATAAACGAGGAGTTTGATGATAGCGGCACCACAGAGTCTATTACGATACAATCATCTGACCTTGATAGCTTGACTGCTGGGGGCGCTGGAAGTTATGTTCTTTATGTATCTAAGACGGCTGCTACACCTTCAACTATGGACTTGAGGATTATAAGCGCTTGTTCAACAGGTGTCCCAACGTGGTCGGTAGATGTAGATTGCCCTCGTATATTAACTGGGTTTGCTTCAAGCGCGAAGGCTAGTACTGAGGTAGATATATGCGCCCAGGTTATTGACTCTACGCTGTATAATTTACCTGTATTAACGCCTAATGCATTTGGTATACCTGCCGTTCGCGACTGGGTGTTTAAAGACAACCTCGGTCAGTCTTTAGCTGATGACGGCTATTATAAACTAAGTGGAGGCGCTCTAGGTTGTACATATATCAGAGTTGTAAATGGCGTTATAGCAACAAAAACAAATTAATGGCTGAGACACTAACATATTCCCCTGACGTAAAAGGGTGGCCTTCGTTCTACTCGTATATACCCGAGTGGATGGCTGGTATGAATAACTACTTCTATTCTTTTAAGGGCGGCAATCTATATAGGCACAATACCAACGAAATCCGCAATCAGTATTACGGGGTAAACTATTTGTCTCAGATGACTAGTATCTTTAACGATAACCCAACGGACAACAGCTTGTGGAAGACGATGGAGTTGGAATCGGACCAAGCGTGGGAGATGGAGCTGGAGACGGACATTCAAAACGGGTACATCGATGAGGCGTGGTTTGAAAAGAAAGAGGCTGTGTTTTTTGCCTTCGTTCGCAATCCTGATGCAGAGAGCGGAGAGCCCGCCTTAACCATCGACCCTTCGCAGTATGTCCTTCGCTCGGTTAACGGCATCGGCTCTAATGCCACTGTGGCGGCTGGAGTCATCACCTTTGGTTTCCCCATAAGCAGTATCTTATCTATTGGAGATATCTTGTATACGATTGACCCTAATAATCCAGGTGTCCCCATTGTAGTCGGGCCTGTCACTGCGTTCTCAGCCGATAGGACTGAGGTCAGCTTTACGTTGTCGGCGGGGGGAACGAATCCCCAAGACACTTGGTATATGATGGGCGTAAAGAACGCACAGGCAGAATCCCACGGTGTACTCGGACACTATTGCAAGTTTATCGCGACCAACTCATCGACTACTGCTACGGAACTTTTCGTGGTAGAAAGCCAGATGATGAAATCGTATCCTTGATTCTAATTATCTTTGACTAAACATAAATCGTATGGCATTTGTAACAGCAGCACTACAGTTAGCTTCGGCGGGCGTAAGTACGTACCAAGCCATTGAGGCTAACCGTCGTATTAAAGACGCTCAGAAAGCAGCTCAGAAGGCGACGCGTGAGGCAAAACGTCTCACTGAGATTAACCCTATGCAGGAGCTTTCTGTCCCTACAGAAGCCTATATGCAGGCACGAGAGAGCCAGCAGCGATTGATGGCCCAACAGGTGCAGGCGGCACAGGAGGCTGACCCGAGGGGAGCGGCACGTAGCGCGGGACTCGCTGTCGGAGGTAGCCTCGCTTTAGAAGACCAGTTACGGTCGGCTCAGGAGCGTTCTCTGTACAATAGGGATGTTGCTGTTGCTGGACAAGAGGTTGCTAATATAGCTGCTCGGCGAGGCATCGCGGAGGCGGAGGCCGCTGGGGCTCAGCAAGCTGCGGCTGACTCACAAGCGGCTCGAGCTGCGGCTATCACCTCAGGGGCTGAGATGCTAGCTGGTGTGGGGGCTACGATTGATGCTGGACAGGCGTTGTACAAGCAGGGCAAAGGCTCTAAGATGATTGGTAAGGAGTTGGGTGGTGACCAACGAAGCCAGTTCCTAGGACAAGCCGCTCCTGTATTACGAAAGCAGATGCTTGGTATGTCGGGTGGTCAACGTGAACAGTTCGCTCAGCAATATGGCCTTGACTTAGATACTATGCAAACAGCGCTTGGGGGTGACCAAAGGAACTTTGCAGATTTCTTAGGTTCGCTCGGTGGTCTAACACAGCAAGAGCTTTTGAGTCAGGGACTAACGAACACCCAGATACGGGCTGCGAAAAACTACACCCCTTCAAATCAACTTTCGCCCGCTTATCAAAACGCTACACAAGCTTCTCAAGGCTCGCAATATCAAGGAATATATGGCGGGTTGAGTGAAGCGCAGCAACCCTGGTGGATGAACCCAATGACAGGAGGACAATGAGCTACTATAAGTACGTAAAGAGAGACGAGAAAAGCAGGGTAGATTGGGGTGCTATTACTAGCAACCTTGTTGATACGCTTAAAGAGCAGGAGGCTGACCGCGAGAAACAACGTGAGGCGATTGACGCTTCGTCTCGAGCCACAGGAGACATCCTGTCCGATGCTCCGCAAGGCGAAAACAAAGCGGCCAATGAATGGATTCTAAACGCTTCATCTGACGCCTCTCAGTACTTAATGTCTCAGAACCGATTGCTAAAATCTGGTCTCCTTGACCCTCGTGAGTTTACTGTCAACCGACAAAACGTAGAGGATAGCTTCAGCGCTTTGCAGGACGTATCTAAAAATGCTCAGCAGTATTACAAGGAGACAATGGACCGCATTGAGAACAATGAGTCTATCGTTGGTATGGAGGGAGCGATACAGGAGCAGCTCAATAAGTTTCAGAACTGGTCTAAGACACAGGCGTTTGTAAACCCTACCAACGGAAAGATTAGCATAGGTATGCTTGATAAAGATGGTGGTCTGTCTAAAAACGCTTCCGAGTTCAGTAGCATTGAAGGTATTACCAACCGTATGCGTTCTCGTTATGACAAGTATGATTACTCGCCAGATTTGCAAAGTTGGATAGACGGTGTGGGTAAAGATGTAAGGGTAGTTCGTAAAAAAGGTGTGCTAACCCTTTCTGATTCTAGCCAAGAAGCTGGATTCCAAACAGCGCTTGACGAGCAAGTTGGAGCCCTTGTTGATAGCAATCCAATTCGCGTAGTAAGTATACTCGAAGAGCTTGGACTAATTGATGGCTACGACATCGACGGGAGTGAGACCACGAAGGAAGGCGATAAGTTTAATGTAGCTATGAAAAATCAGAACGACGGCATTGTTATGCCAGAAGTCACTGATGATATGAAGGCCAAGGCTCGTGAGTTCTTAAGTGGACAGATGCTTAATATGCTTGACAAGGAGCAGACACCTATGCCAGAGGACAGGGCTGCACAAGCTTTTAATAGGGTACGAAGTGCGGGTGCTAAAGATGACGCTGCTGTATTGGATGCGGTAGGGCTTTTGTACTCGGGTGGTAAAAATGATATTGACTCTGCCGTTAAGTCACTTGCTGGTTTGAACCCTAATATTCAAAGTATACAGCGAACTAATAGCGGAGTTACAGTTATTTACAAAAATGGCGACGCGTCAGACCTGCCGTTCTATAAAACAGACGGCGACGGAAATGTTATAGCTTCTCCCGAGTTCTTGATGGACGGTAAAAACTGGACTACTGGCGCCGCTGCTTTGATTACTGGGATTACAGGGAAGAATTACAATAAGATAGCTGAGGAATCTAACTGGAATCCTATGTACGATGAATTTACCGTAGCTAAGGTTTTCGAGCCTTATGATGAATCGGAAGCAACGTTTGGGTTCTCCTATGGAACTACTGCTAAGGACCCGATGAAAGCTGTTCAAGACATAAAGGCTGGCGTTACGACCGAGCTTTTTGCGTCTGATGACGAAGCGACCGTAGCCAAAAATGTCGGAACAGTAGTCAGTAAATTAGGGTTTAATGTAGAGGGGACTGGAATTGTTCGGGATGTGATAAAAGTTACAAACCCCGTTACAAAGGAATCGGTAGAGATTAGAACTTCGGATAGCGAAACCGCTAAAAACAATTTATTGTCATTCATAAATAGTCAGGTAGCTACCGCAGAGGATATAATGAGAGTAAATTTGCAGTCAGGGGGAACGGGAAATATAGACTACGGCAACCTATAATTAACTAAGAGATGAACGAACAGGTAATTGACGACTTATATGCGCGAGCCTTACAGAGTGGTTACAAAAAAGGACGTGCTGACTTCGTTCAATTGATACAATCAAATGAAGATGTATTCAATGATATGTATCAGTATGTTCAGTCTAAGGGATATGCTAAAGACGCTCAAAGCTTTTCCTCTCTTGTAGGAAAGCGAACCGCCCCCACTGTAAAAAAAAAAGATACGGCATCCGTATCGGAGCCTGGTTCTTTGGTCTCACCAGAGCTTGAGGTACCTGTTGCAGAGGCTGTCGTCGAGGAGGAAGTTCAGAATTTGACGGTTGCTGAGCC